CTAGATTGCTAATATAATCTATTGTAAGTCGCATGTAAATAGCATCAGTAAGGGTGGACACAATTGAAAAAAGTAGTCGATTGACCCTCCTGTATAGCGCCCAGGGCAAAGGTTTTAGAGGGGTATCCCTGCGTTAAAAGTCACGTGACCCCTAGAGCTTAGCAGGTCACACAAAGACAAAATCACGCTAGTATTTCACAGACACACTCATGGTTTTTACCAGGGTTTTCAGTCTCCCAGTAGTTACCACAGTGTTCACATTTCTTGTATTGTTTTTTAGGTTCGCCAAAGATGGCATCAAAGTTAGATTCAAATTGTTCCCGGTTTGGGATAGGTCGGGGAGTGCTGCCTTTCGACATAGACACCTCCATTTTGGGTAGGGTTAGTTCTTCTTAGGGTGGACGCTTTTACTTTTTAAGGTCCATTAGCTTACTGACACCACGGATGCCAAAGCTGCTTGAGATTGCTATAAAGAGTAGGTACTGGTACCACTCAGGTAATTCAGAGAGGGCTGCGAACCCAAGTTGTACACGGTCAATGACAGTAACGTCACCTGAAGCAATCGCATAGCCCACCATAAAAAGAGGGACCGACAGCACTAGGGTCCAGAATTCATCCTTCCAGGAACTGCCTGAAGCAGCTGCCATTGTCTGCTCCCAGTTAGCATCATTTTGGATAACATTCATTTTAGCCTGGTGCTTGGCTTGCTTCTCTTCCGCTTTATTCTTCATGAAGCCGCCTACCAGGTTACTGATAGGACCTATAAGCGCCTGTAACATTATGCTGCACTCCTTATCATTTGAGCCACTTCAACAGCCCGGTAACCAACCTGGTGAGCATAACGACTGTCCAATAGTTCATTGGCAGCCTTCTTGTAATCACCTTCCTGGATGTACGCCAAGGTCTTCTTAAACTGCATTAGCCTGGGAATACCCATGTTGAAACACAAGTTAACCAGGGCCTCCTGGACAACCTCTGGTAGCTTAATAAAGCCACGTATGTTTTTCTCCAGGTCAACAACTGCATCCAAGATGTCTTCCTCTAACATCAATGCAGCCACTGCTGCTGAGATACCTTTAGCATCCAGGTTGTGTCCTACGCCTATCGTATTGGCATTAGCAGTACACTGGTAGAGGTCCAGGCGTAGACCTTCGTGCCTGGTGATTGTTTCTTTAAGTTGTTCAATGTTCATTGTTTTGCTCTCTATTGCAATGGATTAGACAGATAATCAAGTCCTTTCCAAAGGTCTTCGATTTCCATAGTCATTTTGTTAACTTTAGATTCAAAGGTCGTAACCTTTTGACTGATTAACTCAGCTTTTACCACTGTCGCTTTCATCGATTCTATTTGTAACTGCAGCTCATTGACTGACTCATCAATAAGTAAAAGTTTCTGCTGCTGCTCCAGAATTTGTTGGAGGTTTGTGCCCAGGGTTGCAAGTTTGCCCTGCAGCTGTGAGACATCATTTGCCTTTAGTTCTGCTGTAATGAGTTCGATTGAACCCTGGAGTTCTTTTTTATCAAGGGCAGCCCTCTCTACGATGGAACTTACTTCTGGGATACGTCTACCCTCGACTGCTTCCAGGCGAGAGTAAAGGCTGCTTGCTAACCACACCCCCGAACCCAGAGTCGTGCTAAGTGACAAAAGTATTGCGAGGTAGACTCCTTTGAAACTCTGGCCGCCTATTTTTAGTTCAGTGCTTTCTAAGCTCATGTATCATCACCTTCTTCGCATCCAGTTTGTTCCAGGAAGCAGGACAGCGACATGGATGTAGGACCAGTGTTGTAGAACATGGAGTCGTACCCGGTAGCCAATATGTCAACTTCAGAACCATAGATATCTAAACCCAAGGCCCCTTGTCCATTTAAATAGATGCTGCTGACATCACCACTCCCTATCCAGGTCATCTCAATAGCCTGGTTAACACTTGAGTACTGGAGGGTATTTGCTTCTACCGTAGTATTTTGGGACTGGGCTTGGTCCAACAGATATGAAATTGCTTCTGGAGACCCGGCTGCAGCGAGATACGCCCCGGCTTCCGATGCGCTTGATTCAATGCTCGTCACGGCAGAATTGTAATTATCTGCATCTTCCTGGGAAACACTCATGTCATTGTTAGCAATGTATTCTTGGACTTCAGCTTGAGCATTGGGGTCATCGGCAGCGTCTGTCAAAAGCTCACCCACCTCGACCACCTCCAACATTCCCACCACGATTTCGGTAAACGTAGATATACTAGCCTCCATCTCCTGGAGAGAGGCATCTGCTTGTTGCTGCAGCATCGCCTCGACATCACCATAGGGCATGTAGTTGACCATCATTTGAAGGCTAGTGTTGTATGAGGATACCTGGGCAGCAGAAATATAATAGTTTCCTGATAGTTGCCCTGCCGATATCCCTACACCTGTATAACCTGCATTTGCCATACCACCCACAAACGCTATTCCTGTGTCCACCTGGTTAACAATGGCAGCACTGGTGGCTATGAGGTCATCCCACTCATCACTTTGTACGACGAAACTTGCTAGACACAGACTCAACAGAATCGACTTTATCGGGGTTGTCGTTTTCATCAATCATTCCTATAGCTAGTATCTGGTTATAAAATTGTTGGACCTTGGTATAGAGTGGCTTTGGTTCTTTTTTGGACCAGGTCGCGGTGCGCCTGAATTTAACTTCGCCATATTCCGGGATATATAAAGAAGGCTGAGTTTTCATCAAAAGGAAAGCACGTTTACCTACAACCAATTGACCATTAGAAGCAATCATTGGGCAAGGTGTTCCAGACATCATCATTGCTTTAAAGGTTTCTGGGCTCCCTTGGCATAACCTGGAGATGGCTGCCACTTTCATGGAAAGCGACGAAAGCATGGCTGCGTCCCTTCTCCTCTCACAGTTAAGGTCGTTTTGGTAAGAACCAGAGGTGTATCCAATCAGTCCTGTTTGAAGAGCCCGGCCTGTGCCTTGTAGACATGTTTCCGCACCCATAGAATTGTAGGAGGGTGCTATGGCTGACCCTACAGGCATACCACTAGACCCGGCTCCATTGTAGGTCGTGGTGGTTGAATCATCGTTACTATTGTTATTACTTGAGACCGTGGCTCCAGAACCTGTGAAGGTGTTTAGGGACCCGTCCTGGTTATTGTTATTGTCCCCGGAACCACTTGGTTGTGTTTCCTGTGATATACAAAAAGAGCAAAAAGTTAACAGTAAGAAACATTTTAAGGTGAGGCTGCGGAAAGTGTTTAGTATCTTCACAGCTCTCTCCTTCTGTTTATTTTAGTACCATTTTCCAAACGCGATTGCGGCAATGATAAAAGGGTAGATAGCCAGTACCATGCGCTCAAGTCTGTCGAACTTCTTTGAGCCAGACTCTAGTTGACGCTGTATATCAGCGTATCTCACTAGGCATTCTTTCTCATGTGCGGTCAGACGAATCAAAGTTTCTTTTACTGTAGCCATTTAGCTCATTTCCTCTTCTTGGCAGTCTTAGCCGCGTTTTTAAAATCAGAAGCCGTGGGAGCGCCCTTAGAACCCACTTTGCGTGGGCTCTTCCCTGCGGCTCGACGTTTGGCGATGTTGGCGTACAAACCTTGTTTAGCCATTGCGTTTTACTCCCAATTCTCTGGATAGCCAAATAAAACAGTTGGTGCTTTTGACTCAGCTATCTGTGATGCAATGCTTGCTTCAATAGCAGCTACTGCGTCTGCACCTAGTTTCTCCTGTACCCATGCCTGTACATTTACTTTTGTCAAAGCATCCCACGATATATAGCCTTCTGCTGTCGGGTCAGGAGTGAAACTACAAGTGCCATAGCCACTACCTGAGTGGTCTACGCTATCCACAGTATCTGTCTTTGATGCTCGCCAGTGAACTGTATGAACTGCATTTGTGTTACTTCGATCTATCTGTGATACGTCCCAAATTACTGCCATGATTTTATACTCCTGCTTCTAGTGATGCTTGATAAGCGGCAATAACCGCGTCTGTATGTACAACCGCACAGATTGCTTGGAC